TGATCCTGGCTGTTCCCATAGATGAGATTCGCTTGCTGTTACGCAATAGATTTCATCCTGGTTTGTAGTGGTTCCGTATGTGGTTCCGATGTTTGCATCGGTGATGATTGGAAGTCCGAGCATTTGGTATCCGGAGTTTCCGTATGCAGGTGCTCCGCCTACGCCTACTGCGTTTGTCGCTCCGTTTGCTGCTGGTACAACAAGTGGACGGTTTGTGCTATCCACTGCTGCAAGCAAGAAAGCTAAGCGACGTGGATGTACCACGAAGTGTGTAGGTGAAACGAATGCGTTTGTCTGGATCTGCTGAATTGCATCAGCGAGCTTTGGATAAAGCAATCCGACTGTTGGTGCTGTTGATGTGAATGTGATGGCGTTTCCACCTGATGCACGAAGGCCCTTGATTGTGCCGGCTGTGCCTGCACCGTTTAGGATCTGTGAATCGAGTGTTGTATGCCATGACTTGATCAAGTCAGCGATCACAAATGTGTCGATGCCTGTTCCGCGCTCTAGTGCCTGACGTGAAATATCTTGCTGTCCGGCGATCGTACGCACGTTGATTGTGAGCAATGTGTCATCGACGTCTGTCTCTGATACTGCATCATTCTGTGTAACTTGTACGGCTGTTGAACTTCCTGTGGTCATTCTGCTGATATTCAGCGTCATTCCACTTGGTGGAAGTGCCATCTTGTTTGTAGCTGCATCCGCGAATGGGCGGCCTGCGCGTGCTAGTGGAGCTGCAAGGTCGACGAGGTACTGTGGAATTACAAGACCTTCGAATTGTGCCGTTCCAACATCGCGGCGCTCGATTGACTCTTCACGCATGTGGCGTGCTAGGCGCTCGTTTGCTGCATAGTCATTTGAGAATTGTGCATTGAATGCGTCCTTCACGAATGATGATGCTGAGTTTGCTGAGTATGTGCGCTCTTCGCGTGTGACTGTTGTGCCGCCGATCTTTGGCATTACAACATCTGAAACTGCTGAGCGGATCTCAGATGCTTTTGCATCTGCATCTGCCTGTGTTTTCATCTTTTCGATCTTTGTATCGAGTGATCGTGATTCTTCTACGAGTGTGTCCACCTTTGTGGTTTCCTCTGCTGTGAGGTCAGTGCGGTTCTCTTCTGCTACTGCTTCGAGAACTGCGTCCATCTCTGACTTAACTGCATCACGACGCTCGATCAATTTATCAAGGAAAGACTTTGACATTTATTGATCTCCTTATGAGTGTGGTTTGGATCAAAGTGGTGTCACTTAATCTCGCGGCGCATATTGGGTGCGAGAGGCGCTCCGGCTTTGTATCTGCTGATTTCAGCAGAATTCTAGTTTGTATTGCTGACGATTGCTTGCGCGAGGCGAAGAGAAATCTTGCGCCCTGCTTCTTCTGGACTTGGTTCTGGCAATGCATCGATGAGTGTGAGTGTGGATGCTTTGTGTCCTACGAGAGTTTCCGTTGCCTGCCATCCATCTCGGACTTCTTCATAAATTCTAATCAAAATTGCAGGGTCATCATCTTCGGCTGTAATTGAGAAATCTGTACCTGGTATTCCTAGAACGCCTTCGCGCATAACGTGTTCGACTCTGCCGCGTGCTGTGCCGCCCGAAGAATCCCAGGAGACGAAGCTGCCGACTGTGTCGACTGCGCGATCTTCTTCTTCATCTTCCATGTATGTCGAGTCTTCCATCGCCATAAATTCAGACATGATTTGAGCCGCTTTCATAATGTATTCGTGGCCCTCTGAAAGATCGGAGAAAATATTTTCTAGAACCAGCATAGTTTCTGGACTGATATCGCGTCCTTCTTTGACTGCCTGCATCGCTGCCTTTAATTGTTCCCTGGCTTCGACTGTGGTCGTCGGATAGGCCGGGTAAGTTACGACTGAAACGTCGCCGTCAGAAAGGCTGAGTTCGGTAAGAACTCGGCGGCTGCGATCTTCGCTCCACTTCTGGCGAATCACTCTGAAGGCAAAGCTCATCTGATCAACGTCGCCGCGCTCGACTAATGTGTAAAGATCGCGAGCTGCTTGCGTATCTGGTAGATCTGCATCCATGTAAAGTCCGGCTTCGTCTTCTGTCAGGCGAAGGGTTCCGTTCTTTGTCCTTGCCAAAGGTAGACCTTCGTGATTGATCAAGAGGCGCACATCTGGTGTTTCTGTCAGGGTCTTGCGAAATGCGCCCGGTGCGATCCTCTCAAGGAATGGAAGCGGCAGGCTGTCTTCGTTGAATACGGCTGCGTATCCAGAGAGGCGCATCGTTCCGTCTTCTGCCTGGCGTGCTTCTACGTTCTTGATCGTAAATGTGCGGCGTTCTATTTTCTTAGTCATTTTGCTCCTTGAGTCTTCTTCTGCGTCGAGTGCGTCTATTTTTCTCTGCGCCCAGTTTTGTGCTCGGTCGCTGAAGTCTGCGTCTCCGCCCCATAAAAGCCAGGCGACTAATCCTGCGCCTGGATATTGTGGATCAGATGGGTTGCTGTTCTTTGCTGCCTGGCCATCGACTTTGTGTCTAGCAAACCAGGGGGCCATTTTCCTGATCTTGTTTTCGCTTATGTTGCCTGCTGCCATCTCACGAGCTGCTCGCTTGGTTCCTTCTGTCAGACCGTCGCCGCCATATCCTTCTGCCAAATATGCAAGTCCACGCTTTGCGTTTGCTTGAATAAATGCCGGGGGCGATAAATCTACGGCTCGATTGCTTACTTCGCCGCCTGGTTGCATGTCTTCTGCGATCGAAACTGCCACCATCTGGTCGATGGCATCCTGCTTATTTTCGTGGCATCCAATTGTGGTGTATGTGCCGTCGGCTTCTTCTTTGACGGTTGCCCATCCTGCGCAGTCGCTTTGCTTGTCGCTTATTAAATATGGCATGTTTGTCCTATATCACTAAGAGAAGCTCTGCGTCATCGTTAAGCACAGAGAAATCTATTCTTGATGTCGCTTGCATTTTCATCGCGCCTAATCGTGTCTTTGCTTGTCCTTTTATTTTCTTTGGTTGCTTTATCTGTATCTCTGGTGTGATGATGTTTGGTTGAATGTAATTCGGAACTCCTAGCGAACCAGCAGTTTGAACTGTTGCCTGTGGAATGGTTGCCTGTGCAATCAATGCTCCAAGAGGTGCATTGGCTGCGACAATGTTATCGATCTCTGCCGTTGCCGTTCCTGTTAGGGATCCTAGTGAAGCGCTTGCTGTCGCGAAGGTGATCGGGCCTAATACGTCAAAATCAAGTTCAGAAGTATCAAGAACAAATTGAGCCATGTTAGCTCGCGAGTGTTAGGGATGCTGTTAGTGATCCACTTGGAATTGTGAAGGTGTCGCCTGCTGTATATGCGTTGCCTGTTACGGCTCCGCTAAACAAGAAGTTTCCTGCTGTTACGTCATCCCATACTGTGAAGAATGTTGCATCTTCTGAGCCTGCGATGTTTGTCCATGAAACATCTGCGTCGGATGTAAGTCCACCGGCCGTTGCTGCACCGAATGAAGCTGCTTTCCGAGTCGTCTCTGTTGCTGGATTGCCTGTGCCGTTTGCTCCTGGATCGCCGATGTGAAGTTTCACATAAACATTGGCTGCTGAGTAAGCGGTGGCATTGCCAACGGCATCTAGAAATTTGTTTGCAAGGTAAGCGCTTAGACCTGTTGCCATTATTCTTCCCCTTCAACAAATTCTTCAATGACTTCAACAATGAGATTGTTTTCGTCTCGGATGATCTTCTTGCGGACTCTCTTGCGCTCGATTGTATTTGTCACATTTACTGTCGGTGCATCAACGCTTACGTTTGGCGCTTCAACATTGACTTGAGGTGATTCAAGCATAACCATCGCCGGTTCAATTGTTACATTTGGAGCTGCAACATTGACGGTTGGTTCTGGAACTTGCAGAACCATGTGCGGCTGTTCGCTGCGTGCTTCTCTTGAATTGACTTCGTAGACGCTTTGCGGATCTGCTGGATCAATTGTTGATATTTGTTGCAGCTGCGTTGATGGCAGTCCTGTGTGGGCCATCGGTGGTAATCCGACCGCTTCTGTTACGGCCTTTGGATCGAAGCCGACCTGGATCAGGCTTGCTGCGATCTCTGATCGTAATTTCAAGCCGACGTCTGGTGCGTCTGCTGCGTCGATATTTTGCAGCGGTACTCTGTACTGATCGCCTGCTTCGCCTAGTGGTGCTAAATCCTCGACTGCGCGGACGTCGTTGAGTGATAGGAAACCTTCGCGCAGGCCCTTTGTGTATGCATCGAAACGCTCGAGTGTGGTTCCGCGAAGCAATGCGTCAAGGTTGAACTTGATGAAGCCGTCCGGTTCTGGAAGTAATTCAGAAAGTGATTGCTCGATTCTTTCCAATAATGGGCGAAGCGAATGCTGCACGAATGAAAGGTTCTGAGCTTCAACGCTGGCAAAGGACATCGCTCCTGCGACCGGGTGTCCTAATAGGCTAAGTGGGACTCGAAATAATCGGGCAATGTCTTCGACGTTGAATCTTCTGGCTTCTAGGAGCTGCGCGTCGGCGGCGTTAAGTGTCAGCGGTCTAAATTGTGCGCCGCCTGAAAGGATTCCGATCTTGCCTGCGCGGTACGGCCCTGTGTGAGTGATGTTCCAATCGCGGCCGATGTCGCCTGCCTGCTCTTCTGTTAATTCGCCCGGCACTTCAATGACGCCGCCAGGGTTTGCCGCGTTGCCGAAGTATGCAGCTGCATATGTGTCTGCTGCCATCGCTGCGCCGATAGTTAGACGAGCTGCTGCGATCGGGCCGAGGCCGTACATGGATCCTGGAAGTCTAAAGAGTGGGATGTGTTTCATTTCGCGTGATGTCAAAGTACGCGAGAAGCTTCCCTGTGTATCTTTCATCTTGTAGATAAGTGGTTCGCCTGGCCCTAGTCGCTCGATCCGAATGTCATCTGGATGGATGCAGTAGACCTCTTGGACTTCGTCCATGTCATCGCGAACGGTTAAAATGAAAGCGTTGCCATGAATATTAAGTGAAGCGATGATCTGCTCGTAAAATTCCACACGCGATGCTTCTGGGTTTGGCTTGTTTACCCATGCTGGTTGCGATCCATAAACGCTGGCGTATGAGAGTCTGTTTCGGCCGCGTCGAACATATGCTGAAAGTGGCAATGAAGAAATCGTGTCGCCAAGCAATCGGATGCACGCATAAACTGTTGACATGCGGATCGCGGAGTCTGCGTTGACGTCAATTCCGGATGGAGCCATGTAAGCAGGGCGGCCTGGAATAATTGGCTCGACATATTGATTGCTGTTCATGCGCTTCTGGTCTGCTGCCTTGATTCGCTTCGATAGACTCATCAGTTAGCCTTTTCTGTTATCCATACTAGGAATGTGCCTAGTGTAATTAATGCGATCGGCAATGAGAACATTGCGATTCCTATGGTTGCTAATGCTACGCCAGTCACCTCTGCTAAGAGTGAGAAGTCTATTTTTTTCATTGCGCTCCTAAAGTTGAACCGAGAAGAACCTGGCCACCGGTGGCTTTGGTTCTGCTGGTTGCGTTGCTCTGTCATATCCGAAGATTGCTGCTACGGCCGCATCGACTTTGCGCTTCGAGCTTGCCTTTGCAACCATGACGCCCCGAGATGATTGCTTCGTGACGCAGTTTGTTATGTGCCTTGCCATTCTTTCATCGCCATCGTGAGTGAAGCTTTGATTCACTACGGCTTCGTAGAATTTTTGTGTTGCTGGAACCATGCGCTCTGCGCTGTTTGGATAAGAAACGACCGGCATGCCTTGTTCATCTAGAACCATAAAGGTTCGCTGCCAGCGTGCCGGATCGAAGACGATCTCTTTGGTTTGGAAGTTGCTATTTCTAAATGTGTCGATAATCGTCTGTTCGACTTCGGCGACCGGCACATGCCATCCCTGCTCTGCGTCGTCTGGTCTTTCCCAGATTCCTATAACCATCAGGTGGGGCTTGTCTCCGCCAAGTAGCCAGGCGATCAGCGCTGTGCTGTCATTCGAGAACGCTCCATCAAATGCCAGAATCACGTCTTCGCCTTGCTCTGGTGTTCTCTCTGTGTCGATCAAGGCTTCCCATGATCCTGTTGGAAGCCAGGCCGTAGCTGTGGAAACGAAGCAATTGGTTCGCTTTGTCCTGAATTCTGCTTCTGGTGTTCGAAGGACTGCGCTCTCGAAATCTTCGGCATCGACGATGTCTGCAAATCCTGGATTGGATTCAATCCAGAGTTGCTTGTCTCTATGGTCTGCTTCTGGATTCTTCGGTTCCCACCAGGCAAAGAAGAACGACGGATCTACAAGTTCGCCCTTTACGAGCTTCTGGCCATATTGGTAAAGCGAATATGCCAGGCTGTCCTGGCCGTTTGCTTGCGTCTTTACTCCTGCTGTAGTTATGCCGAGGAGAAGTGAGTCGGATCTTGCTCCGCCTGCAAGCGACATAACATCCCAAAGTTCGCGGTTTGGTTGCGCATGCACTTCGTCAAAGATCACGATCGGTGAAGGGTTGAGTCCTTCTTTCGTGTATGCCTCTGCTGAAAGTGCGCGGTAAACGGATCCTTTATCTTTGTATTCGATCACGTCTCTATAAAGTGTAAACATCGAGGAAAGTTCCGGGTCAAGTTCAACCATTCGCTTTGCTGTTCCAAATACGATGCGTGCCTGATCTCGATCTGCTGCGCATGAATAAATTTC